TTGATGGGTACGGTCAACCTAGACTTGTCTGGCATGAACCGCTACAAAGCGCGAGTGGCAGAAGACACCATAGAGATGCACGAACTTTGGGTGTGGAATGACGATACCCAAGACTATCAGTGCGTAACCATTGCTGATCCTGACGTTGTGATCTATGACCGCCCAGGCGAGTCGATGTTCTTAAAGGGTGAGCAGCCGCTTATCCAGCTCTGCCCGAACCCGCAATACGATTACTTCTGGGGTCAGTCAGAAGTTCAGCGATTGGTATTCTTGCAAGCCCTGCGTAATAAGCGCATGACTGAGATTCTTGATCTGCTGTCTAAACAAGTTTCGCCACCTACAGCGTTAATGGGCTTTACAGGGATTCTGGATGAAAAGAATTTTGCCCTTAACCGTGCTGGTGGTTTGCTTGCTACTGATATGCCAAGTGCAAAGGTCGAAAAACTTGCACCGAATATTCCCAATGATCTTTTCGAAGTCATCCGCGAAGTCGATGTGATGTTTGCAGAAGCTTCAGGCATTACGCCAGTGTTGGCTGGTCGCGGCGAATCTGGTGTTCGCAGCCAGTCTCACGCCTCTAGCCTTGCTCGACTGGGTTCCTCTCGCGCTAAGAAACGTGCGCTGATTATTGAGGACGCTCTGGAAAAAGTGGCAACGCTTTACATGAAGCTTATCCAAAAGTACGACACAACAAAGCTACTGGATTCAGAGGGCAATGTATTTATCCCAGCCCAGTTTACTGGTGACTATGTGGTGAAGGTGGACGCACATTCCAACAGCCCAATCTTCACAGAAGACCTGCGTCAATTAGCGTTTAGCCTATTTAACGCACAGGCTATTGACCGCGAGTCGCTGCTTGACCTGCTAGAGCCGCCCATGAAACAATTACTGAAAGAGAAATTGAAGATCATGGAAGAAAAGCAGCAAGCGATGGCAATGGCGCAGCCACCAGCACAAGGCGGAAAACCGCAAGAGCCACCCCCGCAAATCCAGGAGGCAGCATGAACAATTCCAACGTAATGACCCCCAAAGCAGACCAGCCGCGAGTGACTACGGAAAGTTTGCGCCAGGGTGAGCAGCCAGCAAATTTGCAATACAGAGTAAGTTCTTTCCGTACTTACACCCCACGAACTGAAAACCGCAGTTCGTCCACCCGCCTAGTGCGATAAGGAGTTGCAAAATGGATAAGAAAATGAAGCGTGGAAGAAAGTGTCGCCGATAACTTGACAAAAGCTATCAATTTGGTTATTTCTATCGCAAATTTTTATTGAGGTTGATATGGGCGTTCCTTCCGACCAGTTGATGAAGCTGATGGAGAGTCAGCAAAAGAAGAAGCCAAAGGTTGAGGTTGAAGTCAAAACCGATGGTGAGGAAGAAGCGGACGATGAAGCGGAAGGCATGAGTGGCGCTGATACGCCACCTATGTCTTCTCCCATGTCCACGCCTGAACCTGCAATGGGTTCAAAAGAAGGCGCAATGGTCAATATCAGCTTGGCAGTTGACCTGATTAAACGGTCACTTCCTGGCATTGGCGCGGATTCTGAAGAAGGCCGCAAAGCACTATCTGCAATCAAAACCCTTATGTCTGTTGTTGGAGAGCGCAAAGACAGCGCAGAAGAACTCAAACAATCAGAAATCTTGCAAATGTTACAATCGCTTCCGCAAGCTGGTGGTCAATCGCCAGAGGGCAAGGCGATGGCAGCCGCGCCAGCGGTTCCTGGCATGATGTAATTTTTTGAGGAACTATTATGGATTTGTTTAAGCCTCGCGGCGCTGCCGCACCCCGTAATCCTACGGACAATAACCAGCAGAATGGTCAAATTGTAAACACTCCACGCTTTGCAACATTGGGTGGTCTGACCAACGCAGCAAAAGCTGGCGCAAAAAATAAAATGATGGTTGAGAAACCAGGCGGCAAGCGCATTATCTGATGCGCTTTTTTCTTATTAGTAGGGGATAACTATGTCACTTGAAGACCTGACTCCAGAAGCGCGTGATGAGCTTGCAATGCTTTCTCGTCAACTTGCGGAGAATCCAAATACCCGTAAAGACTTTCTACGTCTAACGAAGAAAGCCAAGCCGGATATGCCGATTCCAGAGCTTGAGATTGAAGATGCGACAAATGCTGTTGTGCAGAAAGCCAATGAGCGTGTCGAGCGTCTTGAGGCTCAACTGCGTGAGCGCGATGCCATTGAAGAACTGAAAAAGCGCCGCGACAAACTCCGCGCCAAAGGTCTTGCCTCTAGTGACGAAGACATTGAGCAGATTGAAAAGGTCATGCTGGATAAAGGCATTACCAACCATGAAGCGGGAGCTGAGTATTGGGCTTGGATGAAGCAGTCCGCTGCCCCAACCCCCACGGGCTACAACCCGTCTGCGATCAAGGGCTTCAATCTTGACCAGTTCTGGAAGAACCCTGTACAGGGCGCTCGTAACGAAGCTGCTGCTGCATTGCACGAACTTAGGCGCAATCCGAAACCAATCGGGTTGTAATGTAAACAGGGGATATTTTTAGAATCGGAGATAAATCATGCCTATTGGCGGTGGTATTCTTCCGGCATCGGGTTCGACACAATTTACCGAACTGACTTACGTCACTCGGCGTGCCTTTATCCCGAAGCTGGTAGTTCAACTCTATAACTCGACTCCGCTTATGGCGGCGCTGATTGCCAACAGTCAGCAAGCCTCAGGTGGTGTTTCTTCCGTAACCGTTCCTGTTCAGGGTTCGCAGTTTGTGAACGCTCAATGGTCTGACTACAGCGGCTCGTTCGCTCAACCGTCAGTCCAGCAAGGCGCTTATAACGCTGAGTTCAACCTGAAGCTGATGATTGCTCCAGTACCGTTCCTCGGTATGGAAGGTGCAGTTCAGCAGGACGCTGCTGTTATTCCTCTGATCGAAGCTCGCATGAACGACGCGACCAACGTGATGATGGATGCGATGGCAACGTCGCTGTACAACAACACCACGAACAATCAGCAGTTTATTGGTCTCCCTGCTGCCGTTGCCGATTCTGGCACTTACGGCAACATTGACCGTGGCACTTACACTTGGTGGAAGTCGAAGCAGTACGCTGCTGGCTCCGTCAACCCAACCCGTCAAAACATCCTCCAGTACATTTCCGGTACTGTGAAGAATGGCGCTGAAGTTCCTTCATTCGGCGTTTGCGGTTTTGGTACTTGGACTCTGCTGGCTCAAGACTACGTTGGTCAAGAGCAATACGTTATCACTCCTGGCTCCGGCTTTGACAGTGATGCGAACGGCGCTCAAGCTGCCTTCCGCGCTTTGATGGTTGCTGGCGTTCCTATTTATCCTGATCCATATTGCCCAGAAGGTACTGTGTACTTCCTGAACACCAACTACCTGTCGCTCTACATCCATGAGCAGGGTTCGTTTGTGTTTACGGGCTTTGAATCGACGCTTCCGAACTGGCAGATTGGCTACGTTGGCGCAGTGCTGATGATTGCTGAATTGGTCAACACGAAGCCTAAGTCGATGACAAAGGTGACGGGCTACAACTCTTTGACTTTGTAAGGGAGAAATAGTCATGTCAAACAAAATCCTAGTCGCTGGTGCGCCAACTGATTCCCCAGGCGCATTTTTCCAGGCTTATGCTGCTGGCAATGCAACCGTCACCGTTCCGGCTGGCGATTACTTCATTACGCCGACCGCAAACGTCACCATTGAACTGAATACCAATACCAGTGGCAACATCAGCAATGCAGTTTGGGCTGTTGTTGTCGCAAACAACACTGGTGGTTATTTCGTCGCTGATGGCGTAAACATTCGTGCTAATGTTTTGGCTGGCACTCCGACAATCACTCTGTTCCAAGTGAATGGTGGTGAGGCTGTGTCTGAGACTTACGCCTAAGGAGACAGCATGAATGCTAACCATGTAGGTGCGTTGTTCCCTAACAGCTTTGGCAACTTTGCTATTGGTAAGGCAGTCGGCGTATCTGTCGCTGCTACTGGTAACGCAGTTGCTCAAATCCCTGTTGTGGGTGGAACCTCATACATTGTTCGCAAGATTCTTGTCGCTAATGCAAATCAGAGCATTGCTACCGGCAACGTGACGATCCTTACCTCTAACGATGGTAATGCGTCCAACGCTGTTAGCAATGCCACTCTTTTGTCTTCCGTTAGCAGCAACGCTACTTTCCAAGATGTTACTTTGGCTACTGGCACTGCTACTACGGTTTACTCTGCTGGTTCGTTGTACGTTAAGGTGAACACAGCGGTTAGCGGCGGTACTTGCGACATTACCGTATTTGGTGACGTTGTAACCCTATGACAACTATTTATGTGACCAACAAGACTGATAAAGTTCTTGTCGATGAATATGCCTTTAAGCAGTACAAGTTTCCAGTAAACATTACTGTTGAAGTACCCATTGAAGTTGCGCGTCACATATTTGGTTATGGCTCTGATAATAAAGAGTTAATAGTAGCTAGGCTGGGATTTGCAAAAACTTTAAACGATATGCCGGATGGGTTACTTCATTTGGAAAAGTTTATTGTGAGCGAGGAAAAGCCTAAACAGGATCGGTCTTTATCCCCGCCGATTGACCTAGTACCCCCTCCCGTTCCGCAAGGTCGGGTGGGGAGAACCGTCCAAAAAGCAGCTTAACTATGGGAATTAAATGGCAACGCTTTCTGGTTACATCACGGAAGTCCGTAGGCTGTTGCATGACGCTAACGGAAATTTCTACTCTGACTCTGAATTAACTGATTACATTAATTCAGCCAGGGAGCGCGTTGTCCGCGATACCGGTTGCCTCCGCACCATTCAAGTTACACAAACCCCACTTGCACCCGTAGCTTCAGCTACACAGCCCGTACCTTGGGCAGCTACTACAGCAGTCAATGTTGGCGAGTACATTTTTTCTAATATCTTTATTTACCAGGTTACGACTGCTGGAGTAACCGGTACTGAGCCGCCTAGTTATCCTGCGTATGGTGGTTTATATCCTCCAAGTACGCCATTTGCGAATGGCACAGCGCAGTTTACTTATGTCGGCAACGTCGAAAACATCAACTATGTAGCTTTGCCACAAGGCATTAATACGCTCGACGTTCTTAACATCAATCTTTATTGGGGAAATAGCCGTGTTCCGCTGCAATACTTGCCGTGGACGCAATTCAATGCCCAGTTGCGCTACTGGCAAAACTACATTGGTCGGCCTGTAGCGTTTTCTATTTTTGGTCAATCCAAAATTTATCTTTCTCCAGTACCGGATCAAATCTACACCGTTGAGATTGATACCATCATCTTGCCTACGCCACTGACTACAGGCAATCAAACTGATGAGATTATTGATCCGTACACTAACCCTGTTGCTTTCTATGCGGCCTACAAAGCTAAGTACAAAGAGCAGAGCTATGGTGAAGCTGAGATATACAAACAGGAATATGTGAAACAAGTCCAGGCTGTCTTGTCGAGCGTGATGACTCGCAGACTGCCAGACCCTTATAGCACTCCCTTCTAATCATGGCGGCGGCTGAACAAAAGAAGTCGTACCAAGTCGTTAAGCAATTTCGTGGCGTAAACACGAAAGCGAACCGGACTGCCATCGACGAAAACGAATTTGCATGGCTAGAAAATGCCATGCCTATCGGTTACGCAAACATCAAGATTGTTCCCGCAGCAACAGACGCGAATGTAACGTTTGCCAATAATGTCATTACGTTATTGTCATGCAACATCAATAACAAAGACTTTATTCTTGGCTTTGAAGAAAACGGACGGGCTGAGTACGTTGACCTTGATGGCAACATAAAAGCCAACGTTGCGGTAGCTGGCACATTCTCAAATGCAAACGTAACCCTAGCCCAATGGAAAGATGAGCGAATTCTTATCGCTGATTCTAATAAGGGCTTGTTTACTTGGGATGGAACAAATAACGTTTCTATTGGTTCTGTTGGATCAATAGGCATTGTTAATGGCGGTTCTGGTTTTACCAGCACTCCTGCCGTAATTATTTCTGCGCCTAACCAAACTGGCGGCGTTCAGGCAGAAGCAGAAGCCATCATTACAGCCAATGCCGTTTCTTCCATTATTCTGACGGAAGGTGGTACGGGTTACACGACTGCGCCCACGGTAACTATTGCTGGTGGTGGCGGCACAGGCGCAAATGCTGTTGCTGGGATTATTACGTTTGCAACTGGCACAGTGTCGGTTGTAGTAACTAACGGCGGCACAGGATACACCAACGTTTCTAATACGGTAGTTACGATTTCTGGTGGCGGTGGCGCAAATGCTGTTGGTCAGGCCATTGTGTCTGGTGGTCAGATATTGCAGGTTGTCATGACCAATCCTGGTTCTGGCTACAGCAATGCTTCCAACATTACCGTGACAATTACTGGCGGTGGCGGCTCTAACGCAACAGC